TTGTAAGCTGCTGGCGCTGTTATGCCAAGCACCTTTGCTAGTTCATACAAAGTGACATTCTTAGGTAAATCTGTGACTTTCATTGCTTTCCTTGTAGTTGTTAACGGTGCGATAATAGCGCAAACTACAACAGCCTGCAATAGAAACTACCTATCGTTTCTGACAAATAGATAGAAATAAATGTTTAGGTGATGTCGCAAAGTTGATGTAAAGTCTACCCAAGTCATCAGAAAACGGTGGCTGAGAAAGGCAAAGCATGGATTATTTAACAGCATGGCAGGAAGGTTATACAAGCGGTCAAGAGTTTGCTCTCAAGCTGGTTAACGAAACCCTGAACCTAGATTTGAACAAGGTATCAGAACTAGTTGTGTATATCGGTAGTTTGGAAGAGCAAGTAGAAGACCTAAAGTCAAGAGTTTTACAGATGGAGAATTTTTATGATTAAAACAGACAAGTATTCGGGTATTACCTACGTGACAACAGGTAATGTCAAGCAGTCTAATGAGGGCGCTGAGTTCATCAAAGTTGGTAGCACATGGATTGATGACAAAGGCAACATGGTGGAAGAGGATAACGGGGTGTTTAAATCTTTAAGCACTGGTATTAGTTCTAATTTTGGCGATCCGTTCGCAGAGGAATAGCAATGAATGATTGGATTGAAGTTGACCTGGGCGACCTAGGTGTGTGTGATGTGCAGTATGACTACTGTGCAGGTGACCCTGAGTGGGGCGAACCAGAGTCTTATGAGTTCAGAGTTCTTTATCGCGGTGACGAAGATGGCAGCAGAAAAGGTTTGGACATCACCGACACTCTAGACGAAGAACAACTGAACTACATCGAAGAAGAAATAAAAGAACTAGAACACAAACTGTGGATTACATATGGACCATAACATCGCATGGACAAACGGTTTCAGCACTTGGAACATGAAGACTTCACAATTTGTAAAGCATGTAAAGTGGGAAGATAACAAACTAATTCTTGTTTATCACAGGCTATATGACGACATGTATAGCATTGACGAAGTGCAAACCCTTGATGGCCAAAACATCATCGACATGTTGCGCGATAGAGTAATCCAAGCATTGGAGAAAATGATATGAAAGATATACCAGCATTTCCAATCGTTGTTGATTATGGCGATGGCGTGAAATATCAAACTGGCATGACTTTGCGTGATTACTTTGCGGCTAAGGCTATGCAAGCACTTCTTGGGTATGAAGAAAGCACACTTCAAAATGATGCTGAAGTTGCATATCAAATGGCAGACGCAATGATGAAAGCGAGGGAATTATGAAAGTAAAAAGCCTATACGAACAGTTCAAGCAAGAGTTTATGGCATCAAGTGTTGAGTACTGTTGCTATTGTTGCCAGCCAAGAGAAGAAAAGATTGGCTGTTGCCATGAAAACCATTTTGTTGAGTTTAAGGATCTATATCCCGAAGACCAGCAAGCCATCATCAACGAAGAGTTAGAACTAGCATTTGGAGCAGAGTAATGAGAGTAAGAGTACGTAAACATCCAACAGCTTATTGGGTAGTAGAAAGTAAAGTTTGGTTTCAGCGTCGTTGGTATTACGAACAATCATTTCATGGTGACGACATGGAAAAAAAAGCATTGCAATATGCTCAAGAATTAATTGATCCAATAATTATTGAAATTAAAAAGGAAAAGAAATGAGTGTAGAGAACCTACTTAAACTGAATGTAAACGAGCATACAGAGAAGAAAAATGGTCTGACATACCTGTCATGGGCATGGGCATGGGCAGAGGCTCTAAAGGCCGATCCAGCAGCCACATACAAGATAGAAATGTTTGATGGCAAACCATTTGTAGACATCAATGGCACAGCAATGGTGATGGTTACTGTCGTTATGTTTGGCAAACCAATGACCTGCCAATTGCCTGTGATGGATTACCGCAACAAAGCAATCCCTAATCCTGATGCATTTGCAGTCAACACAGCCATCATGCGTTGCATGACAAAAGGTTTGGCATTGCATGGTCTCGGTCTATACATTTTTAGTGGTGAAGACATTCCCGAAGAAGGTGGTGTTAGACGCAAAGGTGATGCACCAATAATTACTCCCAAAGGTAACCCAACGGTTAATGAGGAAGACGAAGAATTCTTACGTGAGATGGCAGCATCTTGTGAGGAATTGGTTAGTGTCGGCAAAGCAAAAGAAGCATCCCAAATGCTCGACGAGGCAATGCTAGATAGTGATCAAAAAGTATGGCTCTGGAGTCAGTTAACTGCACCAACCAGATCCGCAATTAAAAAACAGAAAGGTTAATCATGGAAATTTCAATCGAATGGAAAGAGGGCAAATACCCCTCCTTTAACTTAATCCTATCCTCTAAAGTGGGCGTAGACCCATTTATCACGATTAAGAGTTGCAGCATCATGTCAGGCAGTAAGGGTGAGTTCGTTAAGTACCCATCAAAGAAAATGGACGATGGCAAATGGTTTAACTACATCTATGCCAACGAGAAATTTAACTCTGTAGTGCTTGAGAAGGCCAAAGCTGCCAAGCAAAACACGCCTGTTAAAACCGTTGAGGATATGGACGACTCCGTACCCTTCTGATGATGGACGAAGAACTCAAACCTTTATGCTTTCACTCTAGAAAGCAATTTATGGAATGGTTAGCCCTCGCACGATTGGTCAAGGAAACTTGCTCGATCTGTGAGGACTGTACTGATAAATTTGGCTATAAAACACAAATGAAAGAGGAAAACAGATGTCATCAAGCCTTTTGGACGCATCCAGACAGAATGTTTCGCAGAGTGGTCAGGAAATGAAAATACTCGATTTCTTCAGAGCGCGGGTCCTTGATCCAATAACAAGTCATATGGCTGCTGAAAGCATCACTGATGTAGCAAAAGCCCATACAGAAGTTATCCATGCCTGCCTTAAAAGATATGGCCCCCTAGGAAAAGATGGCATAGCAAAGTATTCTGGCCTGCGGAACGATCAGGTTTGGAGGCGATTGCCAGAAATGCAAAAGATGGGGATGGTGGAGTTAACAGGTAAAACAGCTAGGTCTAACTCAGGTAGATCAGAAAGGGAATGGCAGGCTATATGACACAAGATGAAGAACTAAAAGCCTGCGTGAAGTCTTTCTTTGAGGACTATCTGAACACGAGGGTGTGTTCGGACTCAGGACGCATGTGGGCACCGATAGCTGTAAGTTGCGCTAGAGTAATGAAACTTGAACCTTTAAGTATCTTATTGGAACGTATGCGCGTCCTAAGTGGCGCAGAAAAGGCACATGATGAACAGTGAAGAAATCATTGAGATGGCTAGACCTAGAGCATGGTATGGCAACGTTGAAGGATGGACGTTTAATTCTTATGAAGAACTTGAAGCCTTTGCCAAACTGGTAGCAGAGAAACAACAACGAACATGGGTAGGGCTGACGGATGAGGAGGCGCAAAAGACATTTGCAAAACACAACTGCACCATTTCGGCTGACCTTGCAGGGATACTAGCCCGAGCCATAGGTGCTAAATTAAAGGAGAAGAACACATGACACAAGATGAAATCATTGAGATGGCTAGACAGGCTGGTGCAAGGGCATGGCAAAACCAAAATTGTTATGTTGAATTCTTGTGCAATCTTGAGCAACTTGAAGCCTTTGCCAAACTGGCAGCAGAGAAAGAGCGTGAAGCTTGTGCAAAGGTGTGTGATGAACTGATTGCTCATGTAATTACGAACGGAACACCTGTTGAAGCATTTAATTACGCAAGTAATGCTTGTGCAGCTTTAATCCGAGCAAGGGGACAAGCATGATTAGCGACGCAGAAAAATTAGCCCTTTTGAGGGCTTCTAAAGATTTAACACCGCTTGAGTTGATAGAAGCCATTTGTGAGGCGTGTAAGGCAACTTTCATTAATTCAGATATTGCTAGAAAAGAGCGTGAGGCGTGTGCAAAGTTGTGTGAAGATATTTCAATAACAGGTATTTTTTTAGATGCAATTTCTTGCAATCACACAAAAAATTTTTGCGCCCACACAATTAGAGCAAGGAGGCAAGCATGATCGATTCTTTACTCACCATTATTGCTTTACTTTTTTCAGGTGCGGTTATTGGGGTGGCAATCCTGATAGCCGTGCTTTACATGAGCATAGAGAAATGAAAGTCACTCTAGAGTTTGAAGACCTAGAAGATGCAAAAAGAGCCATCCATGCAAGTGATGCGTGGATAGCCCTCAGTGAAATTAGCGAACTACTTAGATCGCAGCGTAAACACGATGTCCCTGTGGAGCAGACCTTGGCCTGCATTCAAGAAATCGTGCAAGACGTTATGCCTCTAATTTACTCGTAAGATTACTCGTAATCTTCTTCTTCGTCTTCTTCTTCGTCTTCGATTTCAATCCATTCGTCAGCTTCTTCGTCATAGTAGTAGCTGATACCGTCTTCGTCAGTGAAGACTAATTCGTCGTCTTCGCACCAGCCGCACTCTTCTTGCAACTCGATAAACTCAGACAACAAAGCAACTTTAGAAAAATCGCTGGTTTCGATTGTGATTGTTTCGCCCCAGCCACCCAACTCGATCTCGACCTTGTACATATAAATCCTTTAAACGTTGATGATTTGACCTCTAAACTCGACCTGATTTTCGTCCCACTTATGAACCAGTTCAGGCCAAAGAAGTTTCCCATCAATAAATGTCAGAATTGCGAAACCTGACCTGTGATTTAGGGGATTGTCCTCTCCATAACTGAACTGCGGTCCATATGGTTCAGCAAGTGTACCTGTATCTACGCCAAATCGGTTACCGTTATAGTCAGCATAAGGTGTTACTTTTAGGCTGTGCAGGTGGCCAGTAACAATACTTTTTCCTGCTGTTGCGGTGTTATTGTGCGTTGCATGAACACCACCTTTATACCTATGTTTAACAACCAAATCATCTGTAGGCCAGCAGGTCATACAGAACTCCCAGGCTGGGAAATGGTCCTCTAACTTAAACCCATAGGTTTGGGCAAACTCAGGCGCATTGGCTGCTAAACGGGCGTTAAACCGCGCATCGTGATTACCCCATGTATAGACTAGTCTGACGTTATGACGCGCCTCCTTGGCCGTCTCTTCGACCTCAGCAAGTCGTTTCTGACAAGCTTTTAACTCTTCTATGAGACTAGGCTCTTTACCTGATACACCAGAAGGTGGGTGGCGACTGATAGATGCCCCGTCCAAAGCATCGCCATTACATATCACAAATGCTGGCTTAAACTCTTTAATCGCCCATAAAAGACCTTTATGAGCAGTTGTGATGATGCCAGGCCAATAGTGTGCGTCTGAAAATACTATGCCCACCCCATTTAAAACACCCAGCTGCTTGCGTTGATAGGCTGATGCCGATCTCTCTGGCCTATTGTTTGGGTCCTTAGCTTCCAATAACAGACCATATCTTGTCTCTAATTCTGCTCTGCGCCTCTGAAGGGTTCGTAGATTGCCCCCTATTATTTTGTGTATAGCAGTAATAGAACCATGTGTTTTCCACAATTCTATGAACTCAGCATCGGTAACACGGGGCTTTTGAGGCATGATCACTCCAGTTTTAATCGCCAATACGAGGTATGTTTAGCCATCCAAGGTTGTGATGGGTTAAACATCTTGAAACCACATGAGATTAGAGAATTAGCAGAAGCAGGGTTGTCGTAGGTGCTGGTGATCAACCAGTTCATTTTGAGAGTTTTCGCCTGTCTGATGCGGACGCGAATAAACTTCTTCTGTAATCCCCGTCCACGATAATTAGGAACAACACCAGCGCGTATAAGGTAACCGCAATCAGACCAGCGAGAAGAATAAACAAGACCTGCGAAACCACAATCCACACCATCCTTAGTAGCAATCCACCAATATCCATGAGTTGTGTCGTAAGGTTTGTCATAGGGTAGGCATTTCTTTTGAAGTACAGACAGTCTCGTCTGCACAGAGTCGAGGCGAATGTCTACGCGCTGTATTTTCATGGCGTGTATTAGACAAAGGTAATATGACTTATTTATGAACTAAGAAACAAAGCACGTTCGTCTTTGCGTCTAGTCACAAGTCCTTTTAATTCTTTGCCACCTGCTTTGGTGTACTTTAAGAATTCGTCCGCTGCCCCTTCAATATCCCCGCGAAGTACTTTCTGCCGAAGCGTCGAACGCTGGAGTGTTCCAAGACCGACGTTAAAGCTAAAAGAAACAAGGCCATCAAACTGACCTTGTGTAAGAGGGACAGGACAGAAAGAGGAGACCCCACGTTCAAACCTTGCCAAATCTGCTCTAAGAATTGCATCTACTTCATCCATGCTAAAAACGCGATTGTCCTCAGGACGCAACTGTATGGCCATCCGCTGATCAACAGGCAACTTAGCCTGCGAGTCATACATTAAATGGCCAACACCCACCGTCCACAGATACACCGAATCACGATAAGGCTTTTGCCGAACCCCTTCGTGATGCTTGATGTCTTCAATACAACGTGCGCTTACGTTCATTTCTTTTCAAATGCCTGTGAACCAAACCAGAAAGCCACAATCGATGCCCAGATCAACTGAGTATCGTTGTCCCACAATTGGTCTAAACACTCGCCAAATGGCACATTGCTATGCCATGCATACAAGAAACCAGCAATATCTACAAAGACCAAAAGCAAGAACATACCGTAGGTCAGGGTAGGACGAACCATTGCACGGGCATTGATAACCCATGAAGACGCACCCTTGCTGATCTCGATGTCGTGGGCATACAGTGCTTGGCGCTCTTGGACTTTGGCGTTGACCATAGCTACGTTAGCCTGCTGGGTAGCTACCTCTGCCTGCACCTTGATCTCGTCCAGGTGGATAGCCTCGATATGCTCTTGAGACTCCAAGCCAGCCTTCTTCAAGGTCAACTCGCGCTCAGTCTGCATTTGGGCTAGGGCAAGTTCATGTTGTTTGTCAGCACGATCTTGAAAGAAATCAAGTAGTTTTGGTAAACCACCCATCAAGAAAGACATCAGTGTCGATAGTAAAGTCAGCATCATTTTTCCTTTAGTTCACGTTTAAGTTTGCGCAACTCTTTCATTTCCTGTTTGAGTTGTGCCTTCATATAGAGAGTTTCTACATATGCCATTGATGTCACGCCAACAATAAGACATATAGCCACCCCTATCAGAATCCACCAGACAAGTTTCGTAGTTGCCACATCATCCATCCAAAAATTAAAGATATAAACGTCACAGCAATTACTCCACCAGTCAATTCAATACATCTGATTTCTTCTTGTTCTTTTTTCCACCTAGCCAATCTATTTCTGCGAATCATTTCCGATCTTGCCCAAGCTTGCTCCTGCTCTATTTTGTTATGCATCTTCAAGAATCTGCTATACAAATCCTTTAATTCTGCTGGGGCATACACCATTGCTTCTCTAGTCTGCTCCATCAACTTCTCCATCTGCAATTCAATCAGCGCTCTCTCTATAGCTTTCTTGCTGGTGTTTTGCTCAGGGTTGTAGTTGGTCTTAGATTCCTCTTCTAGTTCAAGATAATGGTTGTTGATTTGTTGTTGCGTATCAAACAAAACCCCTAGGTTTGCGCCAATCTCACTTATTAGTTTTAGTTCTAGTTCTTCATAAGACTGTTGTTGTTTTGCAACTTTTTGTTTGGTGACTAGTGGAGCAGGCTTGTCTGCTGGCTTCTCGCTACTCTGTCCAAATAAACCTTTAATCCACGACCATAGACCCGTGAGTTGACTTGCAATAGCCTTTGCATCGCCAATAGCCCCTTCAACTGTCTTCTTAGCATTCTCAATCTCCATTCGCCCTTCGTGGAGCATGGCACAGCCCGACTTAATAAAGCCGACTGCCCCTTGGGCAAGCATGAGGAGGGAGAAAGGATCAATGGCTTACTTCTTTATTTCTTTGTAGATCTGGTATAGCTTGATACCAATCATCAGTAGGGTGTATATCAAAGTAACCCAAACAAGTATTTCACTCACTGGGAAGCCGTAAACGGTCGCTAACGACACACTTACTGGCGGTGCTACTTTGGTGATGATTGCTCCTGCGGTTTCGTTTTCGTGTGTCATGATTTACTTTGGTGGTGGAACTGAACGGTATGGGCTATTACTAGAAGATGAAATCTTGGCTAACTCTTCTTGTAAAACTTTTTTGTATTGAGGGTCATTGGTAGATTGTAATTTTTGTTCTAGTTCTTTACGGTATACAGGATTACCAGCAGTAACATATCCTGTGCCTAAACGTCCCATTTCTTCTGCTTTGTTGGTAAGAATGTCTGGAGAAAATCCAATATCTTTAATTGCATTCGCTGCTTTAGCCATTGCCGCTTGTCCTTTTTCTGAACCAGCTAATCCAAGTGCCGTAGCCATAACCGCAAGAGACCCCATTCCACCTAAAGAAGCATTACCTTTAATGTATTCAGGAATAAACTTTGGTGTACCGCCAGAACCACCTGGCTTTACTCCTATTGATGCTGGCTTTTCTGGACGTTTTGCAGCGCTCCAATCTTTCATCATTTGGTCGTAAGATACGTTTTTAGTTCCGTATTGTTCTTCCCAAATCTTTCTAGCCAATTCTGGTGTTTCTACGCCTTTTTGTTCAACATTGCTTGCCACATAATTAAATGCGCCTGGTCCTAACGGATTTGGACCATTAGGATTTTTCTTTGTATTTTTGTAATATTGATTTCTCCAACCCTGAGGAGCGCCTTCTGTTTCAGCTTGCTTTTTAGTATTAACAATTTCGTTTTTAATTTTGTTTTGTTCTGACTGCTCCACCAAATTCATATCTTTAGGCGGCTTACCAACCTCAGTGTTCAATGGCGTTGTTGGATTTTCTGGAGTAGGACCAGTCTTTGTTGTAGCTTGTTTACCTTGATCAATTACAGCTTGATCAGCAGCAAGTTCTTGTGCAAATGTAGGAGCGGAACCTGATGACATTTTTTCACGCAAAGAACCATATATTGCTCTACCTTTATCTGCCACTGCTTTAGCACCAAGAACAGCCAAAGGACCCAATATTACTTTTTCAGGATTTTCTGAGACATAATCACTGGCCTGTCCAAATTTTTCTTGAGCATATATCCCTGCTTTATCCAACATAGGCAAAGCTTCATAATTAGCAATATGCTCATTACGAGTAGCAATTAAAGCTTGTTTAACAGCGGCAAGCTCTTCAGGTGTGAAATCTTTCTCATGTTGACTTAGATCAAGATTTTCTACATCTATGTTTTTTAAATGATATGGTTTTGGATCAGCCATGTTTTACTCACTTCTTATTAGGATTAAGGCTGTTAAGAATGCTTTGAGTTAAATCCCTTACTCTTTCTTCAGAAGATTTTTGTTTTACTGCTGGTGGAGGAGCAACTTCTCTTTTTGCAGATTTTCCTTCCATTTGTTTGCCAGACGCAGAACCTGCTTCTAATGAACCCATAGATATGCCTGATGGTCCTTTGCCCTTGTTCTTCTCTTCGTTAGCTTTAATAGTTGCCACAGAACGAGCCTCAACATCATCCATGATGTTTGCATACTTGTCTTTTAATGCCCTGTATTCGTCTGTGCGAGTAAACGCAGATTGCAGTTGGCCAGGCGTAGGCAAACTTCCTTCTGGGAACTTTTGTGACTCACGCCATTTTTGGAATGCAAGAGTTGACTCTGCTTTAAACTGACCAAGAACAGATTGCAATTCACCTGATCCAGCTTGTTTAATAATTTCTGGCATGTAAGGATTTGGCGCAATATTGAGGTCACCATATTTAGATGCTTCACCTGTTAGCTGAGCAATATTGGCCGCCCTTTGGAATGTGTTTTCATAAATCAATTTTGCTTCTGGTGGCAAGTTTTTGTACCAAGCAGATTCAAAAGCTTCTTTTTTAGTTTGACTAAATTGTGAATCAAGACTTTGGCCAGATCCAAGTTGCTTTTGTAATTGATCAAGATCACTTGAACTTTTAGAAGTAGCTTCACCTTTAGAAACTCTGCCAGTTGCTTCTAATATTTTTGCAGCAACACCAAGTTGACCAGACTTAGTTAACTCATCTTTTTTAGATTTGTTTTCTTGAGCTTGTTTTAATGTATTAATAGCATCGCTTAAAGACTGCGAGTAAGAAACAGTGCCAGCACTATATGAACTTAGTTTAGTAAGATCATCGCTTGTTATGCCAAATTTTGATAATGTTTGTAAATCTTTTTGTTGTTGTTTATGCAAATCCAACAATGGTATAGCCGCAGCAGACTGCACATTTGTAGCCGCTGCTTCTGACTCATATGCATTCTTTCTGAGTTCTGTTTCAATCTTTTTGGCTTGTCCAGCAGGTGTTTCTGCATATGTTGCAAATTGACCGCCTTGACGTTTTTTGTACTCATCTAATGACATGGGCGTACCATTTTCATCCCATACTTTTAAAGGTACTTTAGGATTGTTTTGTGCGTATTGTGCAGTAAGCTGTTTGCCATTTACGTCATACTCTGGAACAGTTGTAATGCGTCCTTGTGTGGCAATTAAACCCGCATCAGGCACACCCATCATTTTTGCAGCTACTGCTTTAAGAACACTAGTTTCTGGTTGCAATTGAGAAAAATCTTTAACAAACTCCATTCTTTTTTCTGGAGCATCTATACCACCCAGGCTTTTAATCCTGTCAGTTAAAGCATTGAAGTCTTGAGTTCTTTTAATTGTCTTATCTACATTACCAAAATCAGGTGGAGCAACCGCAGTAATACCGCCTGTAAATTGTGTAGGAGCAATTCCTGTTGTTGGTTCAGCCATAATTTATCCTTATTGCGATGGTGTCATATCAAGGAATTTGCGATAACCACCAAAACTAGGTTGTGTATTAAGTGATGGCAAAGCTGGTAATCCCGATGACTGATTGGTAACTGGCGATGCTTGAGTTAAATCATCTTGAGTTTGATATGCAGATGGAAATTTACCTTGTCCAGCATATGATGGTGGAACAATTGGTTGTTGGATTACATTTAAATTGCTTACAAAATCTGCTGGGTTAGCAGCGTTTTCTACTTTTTTCTTAGACATGATGTCAGAACCAACATTAGATCCTGATAAAGCGTCTATAGCACCACCTATTAACATTCCTATAGGCGTACCAATTTGATCGCGCAAACGAGGCATACTGCGCCAGCTTTGAAACTCCATCCCAGGGTGATAGGTATCTGCCATTTTGTTTCCTTACAAACTAATACCGCTACTCTTGCCAGATGTTCTAGAACTTTGAGTACCAGCAAAGTTGGGCGTAGTAGAGGCTTGTGGTGTGCCGTAAATAACAGATGCGTATTTAGCCAACACATCTTGAGGTGTTCCAGCGTAACCAATCTGCGCGGCTGCGGCTTGATTAGCGTTTTGTAATCCTGTTTGACCAAGAGTAGCAAGTTGATTGGCTGCGGCTGCACGATTTGCTTCTACACCTGCTGAAGCATTTGCTGCTGCGGTGGCTTGTCGTTGTGCATTAAGACTTGAAAGATTGGTGTCAGCAAGTGCTTGACGTGCGGAACCTAATCCACCCGCCCCACCGTACATAGCATTCTGAGCGCCAAGGGCTTCACGTGATGTTTCACGACCTGCTTGTAATGCGGCTTGTACTTGCTGTTCTTTGTACTGTGGTCCAAACAAAGAAGCCAAACCAGCCATTCCGCCTAATAAACCAGCACTACCAGCGGCCTGTTGTAATCCACCAGTTTGTTGAGCAACATTTGTTGCATTGTTTGCAGCATTAATTGCATTTCCAGCCGTTTGTCCATATACGTCTTTGGCCTGAGCAATAGTATTTTGGTAAGCAGGAAATGCTGTACCTGTAAGGAAATTAGTTTGTGCTTGTACTGCCTGTCTTTGTTCAGGCGACATTTCCGTCTGTGTTGACGAACTACCTTTGGAGGAACCCATAATTAAGCCTTACCTTTCCCGCTACCCGCCTTGGGTAACTGTTGTTGCGTATTATCCCACTGTCCTACAGTATTTGGGTATGCATTAGGCGCACCCATTTGTGGTTGTCCTGATGTTGCGTTTGATTGATAGTTACCACCCTTGCCCATCGGTTGTGGTGTTTGTCCACCAACTCCATCAGTAGGTGCAGGTCCTTGAACCATACCCGCTTGTGGTGGGTTATATGGTGCTGCTGATCCTTTGCCAGATTGCTGGTTAGGACTTTGTTGTACTTGTGCTGAATAACCCATACTTATCCTTATGCTGCTACTTGGAATAATGAAACATTGGCATATAAATTGACTGACGATGCGCCAGAAGCTGGACCTATATCAACACCAGAACCATCTCTTCTCGTTGCGCCTGCTGTTGCTTTAATAGTGTATGTATCAGGAGTTAAAGATATTGGGTATGAAGCAGCCAAAGGTTGTCTATAAATTGATGCTGCGTTTCTTCCAACAACTCCTGAAACATAACTTTGTAAAACTGATGCGCCACCATAACTTAATTGCATGGTATACAAAATAACATTAGATGAATTTACTAGATCAATATTTAATGCACCATTAGCAACATATCTTAATGCTGGAATACTAGTAGTACCACTATCTGTAATAGAAATAAGGCCATCAAAACAAAATAATGTAGTTCCAGTTCTTGATAACGTTAATGTGGCAATAGTTACAGTACTAGCAAATGGATTAGAAGAAGCAGTTGTAGTCTGAGGAGCATTTGTAAAACCATTTAATGTGGCAACAGTTCCATTAAATGTTATGTTTGCAGTTGAATTTCCCATAGCAAATCTGCCATCACTATACAAATGTGTCCCTGCGCCAGTCATTGTTGTGCCACTAATTGTTGGAGAAGAACCTATAGTTAATTCTCCCGCAGTAACTGTTCCTAAATTTGCAGTAAACGCAGATAAAACAGATGCCTGGACAATGTCAGCGGTAATGTACTTTTGGAAAAATGTCCATCCAGTTGTATATTTGTATTGAACAGAAGACAATCCGCTGTTGTAATTAATAGTAGCAAGGTCCCCAGATATTGGAGTTCTACCAATTGCAGAAACAACTTCAGCATTCGTTGGAGCAGTAGAATTATTTGGTGTACGAATAATTACAAAATTAGCCACAGCATTAGTAGCATTGGTAATGTCTAAATCAATAGCCGATCCACCATCAACAATCCATCCAGCATTAGGAACAGATGTAGCTACTTGGAATTGAATAGTGCGACCACCAGAGGTTAGGTAGTAGAGAAAGTAAGTTGTACCAAAAGCAGGTGTAACCTTGGTCCACAAATAATCGGCAGGGTTAGTAGACTCTGTAGAACTATCTGAATTACGCAGTCCATAATAGGACCTATTGGTTGGCGAGTTACTAAAGTTAACAGTGCCATCAAAGCTATCGGCATATTTAACAAACATGTATTTGTATAAATAACCGTTGACGCTTCCTGCTGGACCAATAATTTGTCCTGTTGCAGGATCGGCAGATACATTTTGCGTAAAGTTACTTAGCAAATAGTTAATCGATTCTGATAATTCAGAAGGCGTTGGCTCACCATCAAGAAAAAACGGCATTAGTAGGCATCCTCAGTTATGGTGGCTTGCCAGTTCAATGCAGGCACATTCCACGTATCGGTCGAATCGTTTGACTCCATCTTGATTGCCACAGTTCTTACCGTGTTTTGTTGTGTTGTTACCCAAGGGTTATCTGTTATTACATCGGTCTGAACAGATGTTCCATATGTAGGTGTCTGCGCTGCGGAATTAGCACCGCCAACCGATATAGTTAGTTTTCCAGTGCCTACCACTTCTGGCAATATTCTGTGGACATATACCTTGGCAGAGTATGGAACAGGTCCTTCAGAAGTCTGTAAACTAGCGTTAGTGCGTTCAAATTTCGCAGGGATAGCTGCGCCTGCAAATCCGTTAGTTACGTTAGTTTGGCGCATCTTTGAGGATGCAACACCCCCACGCGCATACGTAACAGTCCTAGATGCATAGTTAAATATTGATCCGTTGTATACGGGTGATTCAGCAGCCATACAAGCCCCTGCAACGTCTCTAGGAGCGTTCCAAAGCTTGAGGTCATACCTATATGACAACATCTTGTTGCACCAGCCTGTAGAGGTCAAATCAGGATAGTAGATCTCGATCTGATTCTTTTGGGTGTTGTTGACCATAAACATACGGTTGTTGTATGTTGGGCTAAGATTAGAAAAGAAATAATTCTTAACCCGCTGGTTACCCAAAGGAGCAAAGTTAGATCCGTCAAATACCCAAATATCCCTACTGTCAATACCGTAGACTTCAGAGTCTGTATTGCACCAGCAGTTGTTATTCATTAATCCACGGCCTTGATTAAACAGTCTAATACCAAAGACAGGCGCTGTAGAGTTCTGGTAGGCAATAGGAGACATCACTACCGTATCCCAATAACTACAGAGATAGAAATTAGCCCCAAGGAAAAAGCCATCAACAATAGGACCACGAACGGGAATCTCTTGCTCGTTGGCTACGTTATTAAGAGTAGGTGTCCAAGTAGCAGGTACGCCAGTATTTGCAAAAGCTTGCGACCAACGTATGGTGGTTGGATAGTTAATTGTAGAACCAGTGCTGTAAGTTTTGGTTAAATTACCAGCAACCAAGATGTTACCAACATTAGGCGAAGAATAGTTACGTACAAAAGCAGCGGTTACTGAAGTTACAGCGGGTGACAGACCGCTTTCGTAATTCCAGACATAGTTATCGGGCGCTTGGTCGTAAATGTATATCTCTGTTGCTGTCTGCAAGAAATACATTGGAGGACGCAGGGTATCGTTAATAAAGAAAACACTACCAACCCAAGATGTAGTGATATTTATATCGTCACTGTAGCCAGATAAAGCCACATTAGGATTAGCGCCAACACCAGGTGTGATATTCGATACAGTACCTGTGCCTGCGGTAACTTTGTACCATTTACCTTCACGGGTAGCAACAATGTACGTCCATGTTGTGCCACGGAATCCACCATCAATAAAAATAATATTTCCTGGAATTGAGTCTAGGATTTCCTGCTCACCAGCAACTTTACGTATACCCCTAACATCACACTCAATATTTTGCCCAATGTTGTATTCATTAGCAGACAAAGCATTGCTAGGCACATCTGGAGTGAATGACATCATTCCAAATGGGGTGCGTAAAGGGGTGTATTCGCTCATTGTGTTGCCTCATCAGAAGGCAAAGGCGTATTGCCTTCAGCCACCCACTTTAAATAGGCTTGGTAGTCTGTGTTAGCGGTGTCTAGTGGAATAAACGCATTGTCAGAAATGCGAATAATATTTACCAATACAGGATTTCCATTTATATCTTTCATATTGTTTAATTTATACATTTTTATAACTCCGAACTTGCTGTATAAGTAAATATGCCATAGGCGTTTTGCGCTAATCCATTTGTTCCCCAAGTTACTGGAATATATGTAGTAGTAGTTGTTCCCGCTGATGGTGAACCACTAAAGTTTGCCCCAGGTGGCGCACCAGCACTTGTTAAAACTGCCGTAGGTGCAACACGCATAGTTGTTCCTAAAGAAGCCATACCACCCATTGTTGTACTACCTACCGCATAACCAGCCGTAAAACCAGCACCTAATTGATAATACCTCTGGCATAACTGCAACTCAGTACCATAAGGTCTGTAATCAAACGATGTTGCGGTACTGCCTTTTTCTAGTTGTACGCCTGTGATGTAAAAGGTTGCGCCATTTGTGCCAACTACGCTTGTTGCGCCTGTGGCAGAATTCAATGCAGATGCTTGCCATGAACCAGCAGTACCGCTATAAGTTGCTCCAACACCAAGGCCAAATTGAATTTGTAACCCGCTAGTATTTGTGGAAGACCATGTGCTTGCTGTGTCTCCCGCAATGGTGATAGACTTTTGTTCCCATGTATTAGCGCTAGAAATTGTGTATGTAAATGGATAAGAACGTCCTTCTCCTGTGCCACCACGAAGTGCTCCTCCAAATGTTCCAGTTAAAGAACTTCTTACCCAAAATGATAAAGTAACCGTAGCGGCGCTTGCAGTTCCCCATGCCAAATCTGCGATGTTATAACCCTCTACTCTTTGTATTAAAACAAAATAATCAGTAGATGTTACTGAATAAGCCGATAAGGAAGTTACGCCAATATAGTTAGAAAATCCACTTGGTGGCGTTACTGTCCCAGCGTTTTGTTGAATACTATACTTAGATGATTGAGATGAGAATGTAAGCCACCTATCGCATGAATAATATCCATTGGCAGTTACTGTTGTAGAAGCACCAGCACTTCGCTGGTCAATCACCATCGCACCATTGATGATGCGGTTCTTAAAGCCGTAGTAACTGTTGTACTGCTGGCTGCTATCTGGAAATGTTATGCCATTTGTTCCGTCAATGATCATTGTCATTATTTAGCCTCCAAAGCCACCACACGGGCGGTTAATGCGTCATTCTTTGCTGAAAGTTCTTGTATAGCGGCAGTCAAAGTAGCCACTAAGAACGAAACATCAATACCTTGATAGACGGGTTTTCCATCAGCATCTACTGCATCTTTTTCACCTGTTACACAATCGGGTACTACTTCTGCAATTTCATGTGCAATAAAGCCTTGAGATTCTTTACCAGTAAATTTCCATTTATATGTGACTGGTTTTAATTGTGCAACAGTTGCTAAAGCACCCGTCATTGGTGAAATATTTTCTTTTAAACGATAGTCAGATGAGGTGTTATATGCGGTATTTGAACCATTGGTGCTAATTGTTCCCACACTAGAATTGTTGTATCTCAATTCAATGATAGTGCCAGTATTTGTATTTCTATTAACATAAAATGGTGTTTGCCCAGATGACGCAATAATTGTGTAACTAACATCAGCCTTAAATCCATTTACAGAACTATTTGGTTCTGTTGTGCAACCTACTAACAATCTACCGCCAGAGTCAATACGCATACGCTCTGTGCCGTTAGTAGTAGTGTTATTTGCGGCAGTATAAAAATCAATCCTTGTTGCCGCATTAACTTCACCAGCACCACCACCTATGTGGACATTGTTATCTGTGCTGTTACTTTCACCTTGAATAAAACCAAAAGGCGCATTAGCGTTTGTATAGTGACCTACTGTGTAGTAACCATATTTTGTTGAAGAATTGGTAAGGTTACTTGATGTTCTGATAATTCCTGTTGACGCAGTTCCAGTACCAACCGCATCAACTCTGTAACTTGGTGAAGTAGTGCCAATGCCGACATTTTGTGAAGTATCAATAGTTACTGCCGTAGTGCCATTATTAGATGCAAGTTGCAACACACCAGAGGTGTCACCACTCATGTTTAGAGCAGTACCGCTAGTTGTTCCTGCTGAGACTATGCTTGCCATTATTAACTCCCTTTAGGATATTTAGCCTTAACTGCTTGGCAGTCTGCTATGTATTTGTTTATTTGCTCTTGGTCATTTTTTGCTATGCCATCCAAATAATCTGTAAATGGTGGGTATTCAGCCCTACGCTTCTCTATGTAGGCATGAGCATCTATATAGGCTTGAACTTCCACTTTATCGTATTTAATTTCATTGCCTTCTGCATCATAAGCAATTGGATTGTCAACCCCAACAGTTTTTACAGTTTCTGGGTAAAGTTTAAAAATTGCTTCAGTAGTATTTATCATGCCGCAATCTCCATAAGGGTAATTGATGCTGTATTTCCATCTACACAAGATGACATATTAGTGCCATCGCTTGCATTATTAGCAAAATACATTGTGTATGAAGTGGAAGATGTAGTCGCTGGGCTATCTAAATACATTAACGATACTGTCCAAGATTGAGACAAGTTTGTAACTGGATATGTATAACCAAGATTGGTCATTGCTGTATAAACATTTGTAGAATTTCTGTAAACTGCAACTACCATGCCGCCATAACCAGCACCTCCCGAATTATTGCCTCTTCTCATCGGGTTGTTTATAAAAACCATTATTTTGCTTGTTGAAGATGTTGGAGTAATAGAAGCAGAAACTCCAGTAGATGTAAGAGTTGTGGTGCTTATATTTACATTAGTGGCATAAGTTGCACTGACAACTTGCAATATCGAGCCAGTAGGTAGTGCGGCTTTGGGAATAGACTGGCCGCTAGATGCGGTTGTGATAATTGTTCCCGTGCTTGCAGGTAACGTAAGCGTGTTGCTACCCGCTACCGCAGGTGCTTGTAGCGTTATAGAACCGCTTGTATCTCCGCTTATAACGACAGATGACATATTTATCCTTACAAAACTACCCAGCGTTGACCGCTAGAGACTGTGACTGATTGGCCTGTTGCTACAGTTATTGGACCAACAGACATTCCGTTGTTGCCACTAGCAATCGTGTAACTTGAGCTAACAGTTGCTGAGTTAATGTTTATGCCATTAGATGAGATGTGCGCTGGCGCAGTTAACTCTCCCGTACTTGGCTTATACAAATACTTGGTGTTACCTGTATAGATTGTTGTTGGAACACCTGATGTGGCTGCCGCAAACAATGGATACAGATTACTTGATGTAGTCGTATCGTTGCTGATGCTTGCGCCTGAGACAACTGTTGCCCAAGATGTATTTGATCCATCAGTAGTTAGGTATTTACCTGAGTTACTTGTTTGACTAGGGACTAGAGCGTTGAAAGCTGTGTTAGCAGTAGTCTGACCTGTACCGCCATTTGCGATAGGAAGTGTTCCTGTTACGCCTGAGGTCAAAGGTAGGCCAGTTGCGTTGGTCAAAGTACCTGATGATGGAGTTCCAAGTACACCACCGTTAACCAGTGGCGATCCAGCAGTTCCTACGTTTACCGCTAAAGCAGTAGCAACACCAGTTCCTAATCCTGATACGCCTGTAGAAATCGGCAACCCTGTACCGTTTGTCAAAGTAACGCTAGTTGGTGTTCCAAGTACTGGAGTAACCAAAGTAGGACTTGTTGACAATACATTGCTACCAGAGCCAGTAGATGTTGTTACACCTGTTCCTCCATTAGCAACAGCCAATGTTCCAGCAAGAGTAACTGCACCTGTTGTCGCTGTACTAGGAGTTAATCCTGTTGTACCTGCGCTAAATGATGTAACACCGCCTGTAGATGCCGACCAAGTAGCAGTCGTTCCATTAGAAGTGAGTACGTAGCCGTTTGTGCCAATGCCAAGTCTAGTTGCGCTGTTTGTTCCATTACCAATAATTAGGTCACCAGTTGTGGTGATAGGAGATAAAGCATTAAAAGCTGCGCTTGCTGTAGTCTGGCCTGTACCGCCTCTGTTGATAGCAACAGTAGTTCCGTTCCATGTGGCGCTTGTTATAGATCCAGCATAATCTAGCGTGTTGGTTGACCAGGAAACATTACTTGGTGTGGAATCGTGTCTATCCCATGATCCAGCCGCAGTCGAGTTAGACAACAAAACAATCGTTACATAACCGCCAGAGTTTATTGTTGCAACAGTCGTAGAAGAATTATTTTGGACAGTAATAGCACCAGATGACTGGTTGTTATTAAATGTAAAAGTTGCGCCATTAGGTAGCGTTGTAGCATCTGGCAACTTGATAACTTGACCACCAGAGCCAGTTATCTGATAGTTCTGTGCAGATGATGCAATTAGCGTGATAGTCGTACCGCTTGCCGCTTGCGTTACATAACCTTCAAACAAGCAATTAGTAGTTATGTTGCCATTTGCATCTCTTAATACAACAGAGTTAGCGCCTGTAGATGCAATTACGCCTGTACCGCCAGATGCAACAGGCAATGGACTAGATAGTCCTGATATTGATCCGCCAGTAATAGCCACAGCGTTGGCATTTTGGGTAGACATCGTACCCAAGCCACTAATGTCGGTGTTAGACAAAACAACAGCACCTGTGCGACCTGCTACAGAGGTTACCAAGTTAGTTTGGTCAATCTTTTGCCAAATAGTTCCATTAAAGATAGCCCAGTCACCAACTACCCAATCAGTAATTCCATTTAAATTGGTAGAACCACTGACAGAAACAACATAGTAATAACCATTTGTTCCAACGCTAGATGTAAGGGTTGGACTGTTTGTAGATGCATTCCAAGAGCCTTGGTAATTTAATCCACCTGTAATGGTTGTCCAAGTAGTGTCGTAATCAGTAGAACTAGCCTTGGTTAAAACCTGACCAGTTGTGCCACCAGCGACAACACCTGCTCCTCTAGGTATTCCAAAGTTAAAAACCGCTGCGCTAGATGTGCCAGAGTTGGTAACTGTTGCAGAAGTACCTGGCGCTGTAGTTGTAGTCGTGCCAACTGCAATAGTCGCAGCAGAACCCGTAGCACCTGTCGCTCCCGTAGCACCTGTATCGCCCCTAGGGATTGTGAAATTAAATACCGCAGCACTAGATGTGCCTACATTTGTAACAGACGCTGATGTACCTGCTGCGCCAGTAGTTGTGCTTCCTACCGAAATAGTAGCCGCTGTACCTGTTGGCCCCTGAGGGCCTGTAGCGCCAGTCGCGCCCGTGTCCCCGCGCGGGATGGTAAATATCAAGTTAGGGTTAATTGCTGTGCCAGTGTTAACCAGCGAAGCGTTTGTTCCAGGCGCACCCGTAATGACAGCGCCAAAGGTAAAGTAAGGAATAGTTCCCAATAGCCCTGGGACAGACCACGATAGCGCTGCTCCGCTTTTAGAGTTAACCAGTGCTATGGATACCCAAATCTGATTTACAGGCGCTGTAGGAGGCTGTAGGGTCCATCCTGTGGGCGGTGTGCCAGTATTAGTTACAAAACTCCAAGAACCACCTGTTGGCGTGGCTGGCTGAGTTGCGGATTCTTTAAAAATAAACCATTCAAAGTAAGTTCCGCCAAAAGTAACTCCACCACCGTATAAACCGCTGGTATCTGAGTTTGGTCCTGCGACCAATGCACCGTTTGGGCTACTTCCGTAAAGACCGCCTGTTGCCATGTCTTGTCCTTATTTAAAGCTGTAGCGATAGTCGCGTGGCTGAAATTCTGACGTAAGGTGGGCATCTCCACCGCGCCATTTATCTTTGAAGTTCTGGTCTTCAATAAGCCCATAAGCTTCATCACAACGCGCTCTCCACTTTTCAGCTTCTTGAGTGTTTTTGTTTTTATCGTAATAAGATTCTAAAGTACCGTAAAAATAGCCTTCAGGGAATGAGGCCAACACAGCATTATTTTGGACAACAGGGTTCAAACTATCTGTTGTTGCGCCAAATAAAAATGGGAACGTGCGCTGATAGTAAGCCTTAATGGTTGTGTTAGCGCCTGGATTAGGGGTAAACACGTAGTTAGGGCCTACTTCAGAGAAAGAAGCGCGGATAACCCTAGGCACACCAAACGGTCTGACGTAGAGTTGGTCAATCATGCGACGACGGATGATCTCACGGTCGCCTACACGGTCATAAACAATCCAAGGACCCATTGCAGCCGCTGGAGTGCCAGGTGTGACTACAGAATTAGGTGTCTCTTGATAAAACAGAATAGGCCAGTTCATGTCGGCAGGTATCGGAGCCATGCCGTTGGCATCTGTCGTCAAAATAGATGGATATGATGGATCATTTGGGTTAGAACGCAACGAAGGCAGTTCAACCGTTCTCATCTTTAGTTCAGCAAACTGAATACATGTTTGTATTTCAATTGAAGATTGAGTGGGCAGTTTTAATATTGCATTGCCACTAGAAATTCCCGTCCAAGCACCATCAGGATCATTTACCGTAATGGTAGAACTTGTTACTCCAATAACTACGCAAAATGGCAGTATTTGGTTAGGACCAATAAAATCACCAACTTGTACTTGGCTAGTCGGATCAGCGGAAACTGTAATTACGCCTGTTGTAGTATTTATAGAGGTAAAAGTAACGCCACTTACTGTTTGTGGCAAAGCCCCAACCCATTGCGCAACACGGCTAACCAATGTGTTAGCTGATTGAATAAATAGGGCCATAACGCTTCCTTACTTGGTAGGTATAGCTGGATTATAAGGCAGAGGTATCTTTCCTGAAGGGTGGCAAACGTACTCAGAGTAATACTCATTAACTATGGCGTAGAACAAAATCTTGTCCTTTTTATCCATTTTTATCAACTCCCACGGGCGGTTATTGAAGTATTTA